GGAGAAGCCCGAACCACAGGGAGCCGAGGAACGATTCAACGCTTGCGAGCATGGGAAGCCTTTCGAGGTGCGCGGCGAGCTGCGAAGCCGAGGCCGACCGAGCAGCCTGCGGCGAACGTGATGACCAGGAGCCCGAGGAGCCAGAGCGTGTATGCGTATGTGGGGAGCGTCATTTCCGACCTCTGATGTAATAGATCGCGCCGAAGATGGCCGCAGCAATGACGGCGATGGAGAGGTACTGAAGCGTCTGGTAGACGGGGTGCTCGTCATCCGAGACGTAGGCGACCTGTTGGTGCACCTCGGCCGCGGCGACCTCAATGGCCTCGAGGTCTGCCTGGGCGGCGTCGAGGTGCCGCTTCGCGCTGCCGGCGCGGCCGCGCACGGTGTTCGTCTCCTGCGCAATGATCGCCGTGGCCGACGCGCAGCCGGTGAGCGGGAGGATGACCGCGGCGGCCTTCACGCGAACACCCGGTACGGGATGGTCGGCTCGGGCGTAAACGTCGGCAGCGCCTCGATCTGCTCGGGCGTGAGCGCGAACGTGACGCGGATGTTGGCGTGGAACCGGGTGTCGCTCGGCCGGATTACCTCGCCCTCGGGGTCGAGCTGCGCCGGGATCGGCCCGATGCGGTCCACATAGCAGCCCGCGACGGGCATGAGGACCAGTTCGCCGCCGCCCTGATCGACCTCGACCAGCAGTCCTGCGGCTTCCAGCGCATCGTCCATCTGCGCCTCGGTGTTGGTTCGGAGCATGAAGTCGGTCATGTGGTGAGGCTTTGAAGTTGGGCGTTAGTGAGGCGGGTCGGCCAATATTTGAACACGCGAATACAGCCGCCCATGTAAGCGGCAGAATTAATAATGCTTCCGCCGATGGTCAACTTTGTGAGGCCGCTCGGCAACGCTCCGGACGTATCTGTCGCAACTGCACCGCCCGCCACGGACACCGCGTAGTCGTTCAACGCATACGCCGCAGCGATCTTTTGCGCCGCAAGTGGTGACGACGTACCAATCTGCGCGACAAATGATCCGCTGCTGTAAACGTTCAAAGCAAAACTTGACCCCTCGAAAATCTGATTGTTTCCGCCGCTTGCTGGAAGGAACGTGTAGTTGCGCTGGCTTCCGGTGTTCAAGCGCGTACCGACGTCGGTGTAAATCGTTCCCGCGCTTGCATTGAATGCCATCGTGGTAAGGTCAAGAAGTTCGCAGTTGTCCGCATTCCTCGTCGCCTGACTCGCGCCCGTGGGGATGTACGAGGAGGCGGAGCGTTCTTCGACCTGTGCGCCCCAAATCAACAGATCAACCGTGCCGGAATCGCTTGAAGATGGGTACACCCAAATGGACGTACATCCTGCGGGCGTCGTAAACGGCACGGATACGCGAACCCACGTGCTGGATGTGTTGTTTGCGCCACCAATCTGCGAGACATAGTTGTTCACGGATTGCGTGTAGTCAACGATGGAGGAACCAGCGGTGACGTTCCAAACACGGAATCTTGCCTGTGATCCGCCGTTATTTCGCGCCCAAAACGAGAACGTGTACGCAGTTGATGCCGTCACCGAAATCGCTGATGAACGGAACGACCCAGATCCAGACGCAATACTGATCCTTCGTGCGTTGCCTGTGGTTCCGTCAGGAAGAGTTGTTGACAATGTTCCCGCTGTGTAACCGCTTGCAGTCCATTGAGTGCCATCTACAACCGTAGTGTTGAAATCATCACTACGCCTTGCAAGGTTCGTCGCCGTCCCCTCCACCAGCAGCCCTTTCGGAGCCTGCGTGGACGGGTCGTGGTCGAAGCGGGGGACATCGGTGCTAGCCGACGCAACGTAGCCGCTCGAATTGATGTACGTCGCCGTCGTACTCGCCCGCGTGAACGTCAGGCGCGAGTCCAGGACGCCCGTGGTGAAGTCAAGCGACAGCGTGGAGCCATCTCCGACCATGGCCTTTCGGAACATCGATGGGATCATGGGATGTCCACTCCTGCGGTTCGGAAGGTGAAGTCGGTCACGTGAAGGTTCTCGGTGCTCGCGTTGTCGTCGAGGTACACGGTGAACGTGCCCCAGGCATTGTTCGGCCAAGTGGCCGTGGTGGCGCTGGGCGTCGTGATCGTGCCGTGGCCGTTGTTGGCGTTTACGAACGTGCCGTTAATGGTGCCCGTCGCCGTGCCGATGGTCCACTTGCCCTTCAGCGTGTAGCCGGTGCAATTGAATACCGCGCCCGTGTCGAGGTTGCGGACGTACACCGTCAGGAAGTGCAGCTCGCCCGGCCATATGACCAGGTTGACGATGGGAGTTTGGATCGTGACGTTCGGCATCAGGTGCACCTCACGGGATTCGGGCGATCGAAGAAGGCGTAGGCGTTGCCGCCGAGGTCGTACACGACGAACACCATGGCGACCGCCGTCAGGCTCGAAGTCGTCCAGGCGGACCCGGTCCACACGCTGCCGACCGGGCCGATGGTGCTCGCCGGGGTGGTAATGTCCATGCCGTCTACGATGGTTGCCGTGTTGAACTCCTCGCGCAGATTCCGGCACGTGCTGAAATTGAAGCGGTCATCCTGAAGCGTCGAAACGCCGGATCCCGCGATGCTCGGCGGAATCCATACCTTCACGGTATAGGTCCAACGGTTAGCGGCAAGCGACGTAGCTGAAACCACTTGGCACAGATGCTGCGCGATGATTTGTGGCTGAACCTGAAGCGCGGACGCGAACCGGATGCCGTCCGCGTTCTCTCGGACCATTTCCGCAGAATCGGTCCATCCATTCGTAACGACGCGGTTCGCCGCGCCGAACAAACCTTCTCGGAAGATGGGCCGATGCCATGTCATACGGGTCGCTCCGGTCCTGCCTTGCCGAATTGGTCGGACACGCTTGAAGTGAACATGGTTGCAAAATCAACTTTGGTAGCCATATACGGTTGGTACCACCCAACCTTTTCGACTTGGTTGATTTGCTCGCCTGCAATAGTCACGCCTGGGCGTAGCCGTGCCGCGCCAGTCTGATTCGGAATCGGCACCTGCTCGAGGTGGTAACTGTCGTCAACAAGGAATGACACTTGGACGCGCCACCATTCCGAATCAAGCGAAGCTGTAATGCCGTTGCAAAGAACGGTCCCAATACCGTAACCAAGGAACGTTGCACTATTCCGCTTGTTCAGGAACCCATACAAAGTTCCCCACGCGGGATCTTGTGCCGTGAATTGCGGCGTAATAGACGTCGCAGGCGCGCGGTCAACAAGCAATTCGACTTGGATAGCCGCTTGTCCGACCTTGAACGGACGCGGGTTGCCGTTGATATCAACTTTAGTTCCGCCGATATCGGTTACTCCGCTCGGCCAACTTACGTCGCCATTAGTTGGCGGCGTGCTGACGAGTCGATACATACTCATCGTTCGGAACGTCGAAGTACGCGTCTGCTTGACGTATTCAAGTCCCCAGGGCGTATCGGCGTACGGGTATGAGTAGGTAGTAAACGTAGCGCGGACGGTGTACGCGTACGGGCGTTCGCGGGAAGGTTCAATGCTGACGTTCCGACATACGAACCGCGAAAGAAATGCGTTGACTGGTGTTCCGTAAATTCCCGATGGCAACCGGGTTTGAGGCTTTGCCGGAGCGTTTGTAAGGAGCGAGGCTTCGCCTGGGAATGGGTCGGCATTGTTCGTAGGCGTCCAGTAGGACAAATAGACGAGTTGAATTGTCTGCTCGCCCCATCTATCAGAAAGCGAGTATTGCCTAGATTCTGTCCGCTCTACGTGGGTCCAAGTTCCCATTTATTGCCCACCGATCTTTTTTTGGATGCTTTCGAGTGCGGTTGTCTGCCGCTCCATAAGTCCGGGCGTCTCGTATGGCATCCCGCGCGCGCTTCCCTGCGGCGCATAGGCGAAGTTCTGCGCGTTCCCAAGTTCGCTGAACAACATTTGCGATGCTTGCGCGTCGGCCTGCATTGCCCCGGCGATATCGCCAGAAAGCAACTTCTCCAACCCAAGCATTTCTGCTGCACCGAACTCGGCAAGGATATTCAGACTCGCCATAAAGTTTTCGCCAAAGCGCGCCGTTGCCCCCATGCCCCCGCTGATTTGCGCCGCGTTGCGCTGCATCCGTGCCGATTCCCCGCCTGCTACGTCGGTTCCGGCGCGCAGGACTTCCATAGCACCAGGGGCCAACGCTTCCGCGATGGCTTTCATTGATTGTTCCCGCGATAGGTCCGCATCAATCTTCGCGTTCTGCGCGGCAACGGAAAACTTGGTGGTAATTTCCGTCAACTGATCTACGCGTCGGTCTATGAACTGCGCCGCCTGTCGGACAAGGTTGATACCCGTTTCCGCCACGCCAAGCGCGGCAGTAATGCCCGCAGCGCGCGCCGTCTTTGCGCTGCTGCGGTTCAACTTTTCCAACTGGTTTTTTGTGTCGGCAACGCCACGGACAACGCCTCGGTTGTCCATGTCTACTTGGATCGTCGCCTTTAGCGATTTGTCTGCCATGCGTTACCCTTCAACCACGGGAAGAATCCGTGCGGCTTCCTGCCAGTAAGCGAACACGCGATGACACCTAGCAACCACTCGCACCTTTCGCCCGTCGTGAACTCGCTATGGGCAAGTCCTGCGGGCATGGTTAGTTGGGCATCGTAGGACGCGATTCGAAAGATGCGCCTTTCGGCGCGTGAGTAGGGCGGACAGCATTGATTTCCGTAAGGATGGCCCCGGCAATTTCGGAACGGATCTTGCCCGCGTCCTGGGTGTTGTCCAAGAACGGCGAACCGTCCGGGCAGCTGACGCAGGAAACCCACCAGTAGGGGTCGGTGGATGACCGCTGAACGTCTGCCAACGTCGGTTCGCGGATGACAAGTTCCCCGACGCCTTCAATCGTCACGGCGCGCGAACGGGCAAGCATGGACGCCAACGGAATCGGCATTACTGTTCCTCCCACGAAAGTTCCCACATAGCAACGCCAGTCCCATCGTCCGTGATAGATGCTGAAGTAACAAGGACGTTGAACGCGTTCGTTCCGGCTCCATACTCGTCAAACCCCATCCCGCCCTGATCGACGTATTTCAGCGTCAGCGATGCCGAAACCGCCGCAGAAAGATCGGCGGGATACAAATGCGCGCGAAGGGTGTCATCCGCCGTAGACGTTTGACGGAGAATCGTCATCGTCCCGGAACGCCGGACGCGTCCAGGCAACCGCCGTTCGCGGTAGTCGCCAAGCGTCGTCGAATCAAGCGACGCCTTCTCAACGCTCAACGTAAACGAGCGAACCGGGATAACGGTCAGGTTTCCCGCTCCGCTTGTGGCAATTCCCGAAAACGTAAGCGTTCCGCCAAAGCCTGCAATAAGTGCCATGTTTAGACCCCTACCTGTAGTTGAATTGCGATAGTTGCTACGCGTTCATCGCCTTCCGCGCCGTCCGCCTGCGTTTCCGTGCGGATTGAGAACGAATACCCAGTACAAACGAAATCGACGGTGTTAGAAGTAACGGTCCCGTTGAACTCGTCTAGTACGTCATCCACGAACCCAAGCAGCGCAAGCGTCGTGTCGGCGTAGATATTGACTTCCGCGCCGATGATCCATACGCCGGATTCTGCTGCGGGCATATGGCGAACGCATTCGCCGGAAACGATTTCGTAGGTAACGGCGGGCAACGGGTCGCCCGCGTTACGCATTCCCGGCGTAGCGTCGGCAACGCCTGCGCCGTCAAGGATCAACTTCAACCCTTCAGCGATGGCGGAAAGACTGCTCATGGCTTGCCGCCCTTCGAGAGCAGCTTCTTTGCCTCTGCAAGCGTCTCACGGGCCATGGCATCCATGACCTTTTGCAGATTCGCCCGCGCCCAGCGGTATGACCGGAACGCGCCGCGGATGGTCTTTGCTGACCCCTTGGCCGCGTCCATGGCTTTCCGCTTGGTCGAGGTGTAGTCGGCCAATTCCTTAAACTGCGACCGCGCTTCCGCATACATGGCGTACATGGCCGAGCTACGCGCCTGCTTGGCCTGCCTGGTGTTTCCGGGGTTGGCTTTCCAAATTGCGTCGCGCTGTTCTTTCACGAACGCACGACGTGCATCACGCTGTGAAGCGAGCGACTGCGGTGCAGACGCATAGAAGCTGCTTCCGCCGCCGAAATGCCGGAATCCCGATTCGAGGATGTGGTAGATGCGCTGGCGTCCCTTGGCCCGCGCTCCACCCTTCGCGCCGTATCGAATCCCAATTTGCGCCCGAAGCTGCGCCGATGGGCCCGCGCCCGTACGGCGAATGTCCATCTGCGTCGCCGAAGCAATGGCTTGGCGGTGCGTCTTCTTGCCACGGTACATGGATGATTTCCAGAGCTTGGCAAGGTCTTTCACGAACGGCGCAAGCGCCCGACGCGCACCTGTCTTCCGTGCCCGTTCGTTCAGGCGTTCCGGCAGCTGGTTGAGGGTTGCCCTCAATTCCTTGCTTTCGAGCGTCATTTTGATGACCGGAACGCTCACAGCACCACCTCGACGGCGATGATTTCCATGTTCCGGCGGCGCTGGTCGCGGTCGGTCGCGCCGCGGATGTTGAGGTAGCGGGTCGTGCCCCAGTCGGACCAGACCAACCGGCTGCGCGTCGAGATCGACGGGTGCCAGGGGCACAGGATTCGGTAGTTGCTCTGAATCGCCGGGCCGCCATCGTCCACGCTCTCGGCGGTGTCCAGCTGCTCGATGTGCATGGGGATCACGGCGACGTCGGACCATGTCTCGACGGCCTGCCCGAGATCGTCCACGGTCGTAGCAGGGTTCTGCAACGTCGCGACGAGCCGCATCATGCCGTGCGGGACGTGCGCCATCAGCCGATCCCCTTCCCCATCATGCTCGAAATGCGGTCCCAGTAGTCACTCGACAGGACCACGGTGTCATCCCCGCGGCTCGCAACGTGTTGTGTTACGCGCTGTAACAGCGCCATTTCGAGGAGCGGGTTGAGCGTGTTGCTTCCAGCGGCTAGGGTCAAAGACAGCGGGTAGCTCAAATCATCGACGTCGAGGTCAGCGTATTGGAGACCGTTGATTTCGCGCAGATTGATGCTGATGACCTGCGCGTTGTCATTGACCGTGGTGCATAGCGTGACCGGCTGCCGGGTGAGAAGCACCAGCTTCTCGGTGTTCGTCGGCTCGACGCCGACGTACTGCGTCCGGGTGACCGGATCGACCACCCATCCGGTGCGCTCTTCGAGCTCGCGAACGGCCGCCTCCCAGGCGATCTGGATGGCCGGATCGTCCTCGGTGTGAGGGATGCGAGCCCAGGCGCGGAACTTGGCAAGGTCCAGGGGCATCGTGCTCCTTCAAGCAGGGGCGTCGGGGGTGCAGCCCGACGCCCCTGCCGATGGGAGGAGAAGAACCGTCAGGCGTTGGTGACCTGGAGCTGCACGAGCGACTTCACGCGGGTGAAGGCCGAGTTCGCGAACGCCATGCCCTGGAAGATCACGCGGGCCGAGCTAGCAGCGGTGATTTCATCTCGAATCATCCCGATACCGCCCCACTCTCGCACCGAGAACCCGTCGCGGATGTTGCCGAGGACCGCGATCGTGTTCTTGCCGCCAGCCGACGTGACAGGCACCGGCGTGTACTCGGTGACGTAGACCGGGAGGCCCATGAGCGTGAACGGAGCCGCGCCGACGAGCGCCGCGTCAGCCGACGGAACGAAGATCGGCACACCGTTGACCGTGATGCCCGCGATGGCCGCGTAGACGTCCTGCGGGAGAATCCACGCCGCCGAGCCCCAGTACGCGGCCGGGAGCTTCGAGTAGCGCATTTCGGACAGCTTCGCGACCGTTGCACCGGCCGTGATAGCCAAGGCGCGGCTCGTGCCCGTCGAGGTCGCCGTCGTGATATGCACGTTGGCGTTGACGTTGAAGATGCCAGTCGGCGCGTTCGTGCCGGTGCCGCCGACATAGCCCCATTCGAGGTTCTTCGAGAGCTGGCGCTGGAGCGTGTCCATCACCTCGGCCTCGATGTCGAAATTCGCCTGGCGGATCAGCTGCTGGCTGACCTGCGTGAACGGGATGCACGGGACGGGCGCGATCGGCACCTCGGTGAATCCGGGGTCGATCGAGGTCCGCGCCGTGGTGCCCGTGTCAGGCTGCGTCCAGGCCGAGGTATAGCCAGCCGTTTCGAGGTTGTTGTAGCGCAGCGTCGGGTAGCCCTGGACGCCGGTGCGGATGTCCGCGAGGTTGCGGACCACCGTGTTCGCGTCGAGGTACTTCAGGATGCCGTCCTCGTACAGCTTCGGGATCAGGATGCTGCTCGAAGCGGTCGAGATGATTTCGCGCTGTTCCGGCGCACGGCCGCCCTTCAGGTAGCCGAGGAACTGCTCGCGGTACTCGGTCGAGGACCGCCAGTCTTCGGCCTTCTCGCGGTTCTCCTTGCCGACCTTCGCCAGCACGGTGTGGCTCGCGAACTTCTCGCGCAGCTCGGCCGCGGACCGCTTCTGATTGAGCTCCTTGAGCTCGTCCATCAGCTCGGTCGCACGAGCTTCCTGCTCGGCGTTGATCTCGTCATTCGCGAGAATGCCGTTGACTTCCGCCTCAATCGCCTTGCGGCGCTCGATGATTTCTGCCTGCTTCATAGCGTGATGCTCCGGTACCGCAGACGAAGCCGGGCGAGCGCCCGGCTGTAGGTGCGAGCTTCGGCGGCCGTCTGCGGGTACGCGCCGGATTCGACAATGGACACCTCGCGTAGATCAACGTCTACGAGGGTGCGCTCGGTGCCCTTCCAGGCGTCCGAGCGAACGATGAAACCGAACGACATTTCGGACAGGACGCCCGAATCGACCAGCGCATAGACGTCTTTCGCCCGCTGCGTGTCGGGCAGCTCGACGTCGAACGCCAGCCCGCGGGTGTCACTCGCGAGCTTCAGGCGCTGGCTCTTGGTGTTTGCGAGCAGCTCGCGCCGGTCATGGCCGACCAGCAGCGAGATGTTCCCTGCGAGGCTCCGGTCGAACGCGCCACGGGCGACGCGCTCGGTGAACGGCTTGCCGCCGTTGACGCTGCGAACGACCAGCGGATGGCTCGGGGCGTCGTAGACCGCGGCGTAGCCGGCGATGCGGTTGCCCTGGCGCTCGAAGCTCGTCGTACGGACCTCAAGCATCCTCGGCCTCCTCGTTGTCGGGCCCGATGGCTGCCGATGCGCCGCCAGGCATTGAGACGGTCGGCGTGTCAAGCCCTTCGACGGGAGGCAACCCGAGGTAATGCCTTGCGTCGTTCGGGCTCATCACGCCAGCGAGCACGAGCTTCGAGAACGCCTCTCCCTGGTCGCGGATGTTGCCCCGCGTGATGGGGGTGGTGTCGATTCTGACCGTCTCGCCGGGCCCGCAGAGCTTGCGCGTGAGCTCCGACTCCCAAGCGCTCGCCCATGCGGCGATGGCTCCGTCGGCGTATGCGCGGGCCGTTTCGACCTGGCTTGAAAGCGCCCCGCCGCCCTGCTGGAACAGCATTTCCGGCGGGACGCCGAAGGCGCGGGCGATTTCCTGCACCGAGAATCGGCGCGATTCGAGCATGGTGCCCGACGTCTCGGCGCTGATCTTCTCGGCCTTCATGCCCTCGCGCAGGATGAGCGGGCGCGATGCGCCGTCGGCCGTCGCATGCATGTTCATCCAGGCGTCGCGGATTGCCTGCACCGTCTGGTCGCTCATTGCGCCCGGGTGCGTGATGGCGACCTTGCCCATGCTGCCCGTCTTGACGAGCGACGCATGGGCGGCCGACTCGTCGGCCGCCAGCTGCATCGTCCACCGCGCCGCCTCAAGCGGCGATCGGTACCAGCACGGGTTCAGGTGATCCGGGTAGCAGCCGATGTGCAGGATCTGATCTTGCGCGAGCACCGTCTGGCCGACGCGGTACTCGACGCCATCGTCGCGGATTTCCGCGCTCATGGCGTCGGCGGGCACCGGCTGAAGCTCGGCGACCGACCCGTCCGACCCGCGGCGGATCAGCGCGAGCCCGTTGCCGTGCATCAGCGCCGTCGAGGTCGTGTACCGCCGGAACTCGTAGCCCGACTGCCACCGGCTGGCGTCACGGTTGAGCAGCATGGCCACCGGGTGATCCGGCAGCTTCTGCCCGGCGTTGTCGTAGACGTTGACGGTCAGCCGGGCGATGTCAGCCGAAATCAGCTGCGTCGCCCGCAGGACCGCGGGAATCCCATCGGCCGGTCCGGCCATGACAGGCTCGGGTCGCGTGTAGATCGCGACGCCTGACTTGAACCCGAAGAACCGTGAGAAGAAGCCCACGGTCGCATAGAACACAAGTGCCCAAAATCGTCAAGGCCAAATCCGGCAAACACGGTCTATCCGAGCGGGCAAGTTGACGCGCTCAATCCGGTCGCCGTGCGGACTTGGTGGTGTTCCATGAGCAGCGCCGCCATGTTGCCGGCGACCACGGCGTCGGTGTTCCCCGAGCTGCGGCCCTTCACGGGTCGGATGTTGCCGACGTTGTCGGCGATGAGGCGCACCGAGTTCAGCGCCGCCCGCAGCACCGGATCAGGCTCGTAGACCAGCTGCTTCGACTTCAACAAATCGCCCCAGAGCTTCCACGCCGGGGCCATCGTGCGGATCGATTGATCGACCGGAACGATCGGCCAGCCCTTGTCCATCCACCGTTTGATGTCCTTCGCCTGGCTCGGGTGCGGGTCAACGCCGATCTTTCTCACCCCGAATTGGTGCATCAGGTTCTCGATTTCTGCTTCCACGATGGTCATATCGTGCCATTCGCCCGGCATCCGGCGGAGGTGTCCCTGCTCAACCCATGCGCCGAGCGGCTGCTTGCACCGCTTCTCGTCGCGCCCCATGTCGGTGCCTGCCCACCAGGACACGTTCCGCGCCCGGATCACGCCGCCGTCCACGACCATCAGGCACAACGTCGTGAGGTCAAGCTGCGGCCCGTAGCCGCCGCGGGACAGGTCCAAGCCGATCACCGCCGGTGCGCCTTGGAGCCGGGTCCAGTCGGACGGCTGCATCTGCCGCTCAAGCACGGCAAGGTCGATGTCGGTCGTGGCGAGTTCGTGGTACCGGCAGGCGAGCTGCGTCTCGAACTCGGCGATTTGCGCCGGGTCGCCCGACTCGAGCATGGTCCGCGCCGAGAGCTCGAGCTGGCCGGGGTCGATGATGACATTCAGCGCCGGGTGCGCCTTCGGCCAGGCGGCCGGGTCCGCGGCTTGGTCATCCTGCTCGAGGCCGTAGAGCATCGGCCACCAGCCAGCCGGGTACGGGGTGCCGTCGGCGATGGCCCGCTCGAGGGCGTCCCAGTAGCCCCAGATGGGCCGGGTCTTCTGCTCGGGGTCGGGCGTCGTGATGGCGAGCAGCTGCGACGTCGGGAACTTGGCGAGCCCCGTCAGCAGCCGGCCGAATGCCTTCTCCATGCGGGCGACCTCGTCGGCGATGACCATGCGGGTCGTGAGCCCGTCGAGCGCCTTGTCGGTGCATGGCAGCGATATGTACCGATTGTTCCCGTGCTTCACCCGCCCAGGGTGCGCTGGCGTCGAGCCGCCGGTTGACTTCCACTCGGAGACGCCGAGCGTCTCGGACATGACCGCCATGCGCTCGAACGTCTTCTGCGCGAGCCGCGAATCCGGCGCGACGCTCGCGAACTCCAGCCGCGTCGAGCCGTCCCGCATGGCCGCCATGAGCAGGCTCGCCGCAAACTCGGTCTTCCCATTGCCGCGGGCGACCGCCAGGAGCAGCGCCTTCGTGGCTGGCGTGTCAGACTTGCGGCCGTCCACCATGCGCCGACGGGCGAGCAGGATCATGGCCACCATGCATTGCCACGGCATCCAGACGAGCGGCTGGCCCGCGCCAGCCTCCGCGCCCTGCCCGCACTTCAGGGCGAACGCCCTGGCGTCATCGGCGAGCTGCTCGTCCCACCACACGCCGTGCTCGCCTGGCTTCGCCCGCTCGGCGAGGTACCGACGGCACGAATCGCGAATGCGGGCGTTCGCCACGATCGACCCATCGACCACCGCACGGGCGTAGGCGTCGGCGGCGTCGGCGCATAAACCCGGCTTCTGTCGATGCTTGCGCCGCGTCTCGGTTTTGGCGG